GCAGAATACCTCAGATGGAGGCGATGGCTGACGCAGGCAGACTTAACTATCCGCCTAGTTTCAACAGGTTTGCAGAAGCTTTGAAAGAAAAAGCAGAAGCAAGCGCTCAGGCATTAGAAATACAAAAAGCAAATATATTTACAAGGTTAGAATCTGCATCACCAGAAGAAGTGGCTAAAATAGTTTTTAGGCCCAAGTCTTCTGAAGATATTATAAGAGTTAAAAACTTGGTAAGTGATGAAGCTTTTCTTGACATACAAGATCAAGCTTTAGAACAAATACTAAAAGACGGAGTTCAAACAGGAAGTAACAAACTTTCTGATATATTCAAGCCTGGCAATTTAGAAAGAGCTTTGCGTTCATACGACGACGAAACATTGACAGCGATGTTTGGTAAAGAGATGACCCAATCTTTAAAAAGTTACGCAAGACAATTAAGAGTAACTGTAAGTGATGAAATAACAGGGGGAGCTGGTAGCTTGGTAGCTGGAGCTCTTGCGTTGAACGTATTTAACGTGGCTCTCTGGCCAACAGTTGCGATGATGGGTCTTTACAAAACAATATTTTCAAACCCAAGAATTACTGGAATGCTTGCTAAAACAGACAAAAGTTCTATTGCAGAAGTTGTAAAATTTGTTGCTAACACTATTAAGTTTGGCGGTATTAGAGGTTTAAGTGTTGAGACAGCAGAAGGAGCAGACGCTCTCAGCAGAGAGGTAGAAAAACTTCAACAAAGTGAAGAAGGCCAAGAAGTCAAAGGTATACTAGAAACTTTAAAGGGCGGCATACAGTCAGAGGCTAAAAAATTACAAACACCTACACTTCAGGATTTGCCAGAAGTTGCAGCTGTTACTCCACCTCAATCTCAAGGTATTGTCAGCCCAAGTCTATTAGGCGGCTCTCCAGCTAATATAGATATTGCTCAAAGGCTAAGAGGCTTAGCCTAGTTTTTGATTAAATAAAGATCCCAGTTATTTCTTAACACTTCTAACCAGTCTTCAATTGGCATAACTGCTACCTTATCGTTATCTTCATCCCACTCAGGATTAATCGCATATAACGGAACGCAAACCCGAATAGGTTTACGATTGTATTTAAAAATTAAAACAGGTATACGACCGTCTGTCGCTTTGCACACTTGATCCCACCAACCTTGTTGATACCAGTCTCCCTCTTTATAAAACTTGCACTCTACGGCGTGATGAGGAATATTTATATCGCAAAGATCTTTAGATTGATATTGGTCTAGGTTACGCTTGCAAACGTAGTCAATACCTTCAGACTCAAAAAATTCGTTTAATATTTTAGCAACGTCTCTTTCAAACGTCGCTCCCTTTGTTCTTGAGTTGATCGGCATCCTTCTTCTCCTTTAAAGTTCTTTCTTTCATTAATAACTCTAGCTCATGCCAGCGATACATTCTTTTGTTTACATGATCCCAAAACCACCCTTTATAATCATGCAGCTTTTCCATTGGGTCTTCCATTACTTATCCTTTTTATAGTTGTTAACCAATCCCATTTCTTCTCTATCAAAACCTAGTGGATGAGGAGATAAACACTCTAGCTCATCTTTACTAAAATGAATGTAAGGTTCTGAATCTTCTTCATAAATAGGTTCTGCAATTGTACCAAATCTTACATCATATATGTGATCCCTTTTCCAGGTATGGCTATAAACGCTGTCTGTCATTGCATAAACAATTACAAATGGTTGATTGGTTGCTAAAGATAAAGCTGAGCCCATCCTTAATTTACTAGCTGACAGCAATAAAGTGTCATACTTTGTAATACCAAAAGTTCTGCATTTTACTTCTAGCCAAAAAGAAACTTCTTTTGACTCACACCAATAATCCAATCCGTAACTAACGGGTAGTTTATGGCATCTCACATTCCAAAGGCCCTCTATAAAACCAGCGACACGCTCTTCTCGTTTCTGGTCATTGATGTTTTCCATTTTTGGTTTTGGCTTATCCATTGATCTCTCCTTTTTTAAATGCAATACGAACACAATATTTGCGAACAATTGCAACAAGTGTAAATACTGTTGTTTGAATAACAGATGTGGTTAACAAGCTAGTATTAAAATAATTGCATAGATTAAGAACAAGAAAAGATAAAGGTAAAGCTATTACCACGCCAACAGCTACATCGCTGAGACTTTCTCTTAAAGCTAGTTTATCAATCTTCATTAAAAAATTCTGGATCAATCGCAACAATACGTTTTGTTGGCCGCCCAGTTCCTTTTGCTCTTAAATCTTTTTCTTGTATCTCCCCTGAGTTTTTTAATCGTTCTATAATTTCTTTTACTTCGTATGACTTCATTGATCTAAATATTTCACGTCGATCAATATCACGCTTGCTTATACCCCATTCTCCTTGCGATCTAATAAAGCTAAGTATTTGTTTAATACGTCCTTCCATTTCGGAACCTGCAACTTTATCTTTGCAGCTTTCAATTAAAACTTGATCATAGTAATAAACATAATCAATAGCCCATTGAGTTATATCGCCTTTAATAGTTTTGGCTTTACGATCATCTGCTAAAGCTCCAATCAAAGCTAGTCGCATAGCCTTCTCCCTTGTTCTTGATAACAAAACTTCTAAGCCTTCTTTCTCTAAAGCATTTTGTTGGTCTACTAACCTGTAAGCCAAACTATCTAGCAACGCATTTGAATCATCATCAAACTTCAACACCCTTTGTTTAAAATCTAGCTCAGCATTGTCTCTGGATATTTGTTCCATTTCATTGTCAACTTGTCTTACATGTGAAACCCAGTTGTATGTTGATTGCGGAGGCTCGACAAAAGAAACCATTTTACCGACAGTTCTTGGCACGTGAGACTCCACAACAATAAATCTATTGAGGAAACCGTCTACAATACGGCCTGTTGATAAAGCACCGTAAAAGTTTTTAGGCACACTCATACCGACCAAGGTAATCGCAGGTTTAATCGTTGATCTATCCAATACTTCTTTTTGCTGTTTATTCGTTAGCGTCATCATTGAATAATTATCTGGTCTTAGAACGCCATGACATCTTCCCCAAGTCTCCATAAGTATTTGCAAAGCATCTTCTTTGTTTGAGTTAGAAGATTTGGATATGCTTTCCAATCTTTTACCAAACTCATCCATTACAGTTATATGAGTTGGCTTGTATCTAAGCAAACTATAAATAGCTCCACTTGAGGTGTAGCCATCTCCTGCCATTAAGTCGCTGTACTCTGCATGATCTAAAATAGTTTCAACAACTGTTTTAACATTTTCTTTACCTTGACCAGACTTAGCGATACACATAAAGAACAAAGATGAAAAGTTATTCATATTGGTTCTATACATTCTGCCCAAGGCTACCGAACCTAAAGACAAAGCTGCTTGCATGCTAATAGCTGGTTGAGAAATATGTGCTATCTGTTCTGAGTATTCGTAAATATCTTTTAAAACCCCTGGAGGAGAAAAAAGATTAACAGGCTCATTTACACTTTTAGTTGTTGATATGTAAGCTGGAGCTTGTTGGTTTTTTCTGTCATGAGTTTTTTGAATTGAATTAACTGTTGTAGATATTTCAGACCTTGATAAAGGCGGTTTGTTTTGTTCGTTCCAAGACTGAACAAAGAATTCTGTAAACTCTGTATTCAAACCTTTAGCTATTAAATAACCAGCAAGTCTAGCGGCTTGGTCATTTCTACCACCTTCTGATATGCCATCAATAGACAAAGGTGCAGCTATTGGCTGACCGTTAAGTTTCTCAACTCCCGTTATTTTTACCCATAAATCTTGAGTTAGATTCGGCAAGTCATCAATATCGTTTAGATCCCAATCATCAATTTTTGTAGGAGTATAGATAGCACCTGTCGCATGAATATTATGCGGAGCAACAATTAAACCACCGACACCTCTAATATCAATTAGCTTAGCTGGGTCATAGCCTTCAGTTCTTTTAGCTACCCAAGTAGTAAAGTTTTCTGGATTGTTGTAATAGTAATGAACCCCTTTGCCTGTCGCTACTTTAAAAGGTGTTATTGGTAAGTTGGCTTCACACCAGTTTACGGCTTCAGGCGTGTCTGCATCTATAACAATAAATTTGCCACAGACTAAAGCGACGACCAGATCATCTCGCCCCTTAAACCATTTTTCAATTTCTTCCGTCGTCGGCTGTCGCTCTTGAAACTTTTGCCATCCCCCTAATTCTTTAGGCGGAACTTTGTTATGTCTATGTAGTGGTACTACGCTTATGCCATATTCTGCATAAGCCAGAGCTAAGTCCAACGCAGAATCTTGCGCTGTTACTTGTAAATTGAACACTATTAGTCTTCGCCATTCTCTTCGATAGGGCCAAAGATAGATTCAAAGTCCAGCTTGCCACCAGATGCTTTGATAATTTTTTTGGCTTGTTTAATTGAAGGTTGTCTTAAACCATACCTCCAAGCTTTAGTTGATGCGGGAGAGCAGTCAAATAATTCTGCCGCAGGCTCAGTCCCAATAAATTCTATATACTTCTTTAAAGTTATTCTTTGCACTTCCCTCTCCTTATGTTCAGGTTCTAGATTTTTTGTTTTAAATGATTTAAGCTCTTCATTCGTGAGGTTTTTCAACCTCCAGAGATAATTCACTCTCCATTGATTTTGGTCTACTTCTCTCATTTTACATTCCGTTAAATATTTAATGTTCACACATTGTAATTCATATTAAAATAAATTAAAATAGTATTTTTAAATAAAACGGAGAAGATTAAATGTCTGATATTTTAAGTAGAATTGTAAGTCCTAGTGAATTGGTTGAAAACCAAGGCGCTAAGATTTTAATGTATGGTGCATCTGGAGCTGGTAAAACAACAACATGTGCAACTGCTCCTGGAAAAACTTTAATCATTAGTATGGAAGCTGGTTTGTTATCTATTAAAGATGCAAACAATGTTACTGCTATTGAAGTTAAAGAAGCTTCAGAGATTGAGGAAATTGCTGCAATGCTTGAAAGCGGAGAGCTTGATTACGATACTGTCTGTTTAGACAGCGTAACCGAGATGTCTGAGCTTTTATTAGCACAAGAAAAAGCAAGGTCCAAAGATCCTCGACAAGCTTATGGTGAAGTTATTAATGTAATGACTAGAACAATGCGTAGATTTAGAGACCTAAAGATGCATGTTATTTTTGTTGCTAAAGAAGATAAACTTCGCGACGAGTCAACAGGTATGTTTCATTATCAACCTATGATGGTTGGTGCTAAACTACCTACCCAAATTCCTTACTTCTTTGATGAAGTGTTATGTCTTAGGACTTTCACCGAAGAAAATGATGAAGGGAAGAAAGTGACCAATCGTTGGTTGCAAACAGTTCTTGGTGATAACTATATTGCTAAGGATAGGAGTGGAAAGCTAGATTCTTTTGAAGAGCCTAACTTGACACATATTATTAATAAACTTGGATTTTCAAAAGGAGAAAAATAATGAGCGATTTTGCAGACGTCAAGTTTGATTTTGAAGCGAGTAGTAGTAACGATTCATCTACTATTCCAGAAGGGGACTACCTAACAGAGATAAGCACATGCGAGAAGACTACTTCTGCGGCAGGTAACGACTATCTCAAGTTAGAAGTCAAAGTATGCGGCGATAAATACAAAGGGTGGATTGCTAGAGACAATCTAAACCTTTGGTACACTAACTCTGATTCTGAGAAACAGGAAATGGTTAGAGAAATAGCCTCTAGAAAGTTTTCTAGTTTGGTTAAAGCTGTAGGAAGAAAAGACAACCCGCCTGCTAACGCTGGCGAACTGGTTGGTAATAAAGTGATATGTGCTTTTGGTATTGAAAAAAGCAAAAATCCTGATTACCCTGATGATAAAAATATTATCAAGGCTTTTAAACCATTGGAAAAGATGTCGCCTAAACAAGCAGACGACACTCCAGCTTGGGTAACAGAAGGAACTTCTGAAGCCAAAGCTCCAGCTAAACCGAGCTTGTAATTATAGGGTGTTGCTAGGGCGCCCAAAGGGTATGATCTCCCCCCATTAGATACTTATATACCTACCTAGCACCTTAATGAATGGTTAGACTTACGTGATGCGTAGGATCTAATTCGCTAACATCTAGAATTTTTCCAAAACTATGATTGTCGCTGTCTTCCATAGAACGCAGCAAAGCAAATAACTCTGCGGTATCAGAGTTTCTGGCCTGCAAAACAACCATATGAAGGTCGCTGTCTACCTCGTAGACACATAGATATTGGGGGATGCTAGGAAATAACATACCTACAATCCTAGCATAATTTTTATTGATCGTTGACGTACAAAGCAATCATTGCATAGTGAATGATTTTAAGGAGCTCTTTTTTCTTATCGTCTTTTTTGCCATAACGCATGGCATATTTCATTATATTGCCAATACAAAAACCCTCACCGAAGCCAGCATCCACAATCATATCCGTAGCCTGGTACTTGCCCTGGGCATAGTGCTGATTGTAGGTGCTATCTATATAATTTTTTAGCTCAGCAAGAGATACATCTTCTTTAAACTTGTAGTCAATAGAAGTTTTTTTATCGTACATTTTATAAAGTTAAGGTAACAATATTCGGCGAGTTATAAATAGATAGATGACCGCCGTCTGAATGATTTTTATACAACTCTAAAAAGCCTTCCATTTTTTCCCAACCAAGATTCATTTGTTCTTCTGAAATAATAAATACTTTAGATGCGTAAGGGTAGACTTTTTCTTGAGCAACAAAAACAAACTCTTTAAGTTTGAATCCAGCTTTCTCCATACCTCTGCGATACCAAGCGGCTTGCATATCATAGCCATACTTTTTAACCGAATAAGCAAACTCTACTGGGTCGCATGATTGAGTGGTTTTGTAATCGACTACACATATGGCGTTGTCTGGGTATGGACTTTGGACTGGCGGACAAATAATATCTGGTCGGCACTTACAAAGAACCTCACCCTCATACCAATAGAAGCTAGCCTCTGCTACCTTGCCTTCAGCGTTAAGATAGATGTTACCTTCTTCAATCATATGCTCCTTCATACCTTTGATTGCTTTCATTTCAGCTTCTTTAATTACTGTTAAGCCACGCTCTTCATATTCTTTCTTTAAATCTTTATTGGCGTTGGTATAAGGAGATCCCATTACTACTGCTACAGTATTGTTAAACTCTTCCTCACCCTCTACTAACAAAGCATGAGCGGCCGTACCGAAGTTCATTGCAGGGGTTGTCTCTTGGACTCTCTCCACCGCATGCAGTTGCGATTTGCCGAATGCCCTAATCTTACTGCTACTTACTCCGACCCCTGCATGGTAGACGGGGTTAGGTATATCTGAAAACACCAGGGTGTCGCCCTTTTGCTCAGACTCAAATTCTTTTAGTTCTTCTATTATCATATTCATACTCCAAAATCATCGTTTGCACGACACTATCATT